AGTCTTGCTAAAAAACAAGTAGTAGTTTTAACAACATTATAATTACTACCACCATCAATACTAAAATTAACATAAAAACCTCTAGCATCATTTTGTGGGTGAATATTAATAAACTTAAATATATAAGAACTATAAGTATCATCTAGCACCACTCCATCTGTACCATCTACAAAGGATATACTTGCAGAAGAACTAGCTGTAATGGATTTAATTAAAGTAAGACTACCAGTAGGTATGGCAACAGGTAACGCTGTTACTGCTGACAAGGAGTTGTTAGAAATACGAATAAGACCCATGCCTTACTCTCCTTTAGGATATTTAGCTTTAACTGCTAGGCAGTCGTCAATATATTTTTGTACTTGTGCAGTATCGCCTTTGACAATTCCATCTAGGTAATCTTTAAAGTCTGGGTATTCTTTTACTCTATCTCTTTGATATTGTTGAGCATCATATTCAGCTTGAATTTCTATCATTTTAGATTTTATAGCAGCTTTAGAAATTTCTGCTGTATTTTCAAGCCAAGTAATTGTGCAAGTATTTATATCTGTTCCTGAAATAGTCATAACAGCATCTGCATTTATTCTTCTTATTGCCTTTAAAATTTTAATTGTATTATCCATTACCCTGCTATCTCTATTAAAGTTATTGTGCTTTTATTACTTTCTGCTTGTGCTTGAATATCTGTTGCACCACTTCCTGATATTCCTACTGTATATGTTTGTGCAGAAGTTGTATTTGGACTATCAAGAACATTAAAAGGAACATTATTAAATCCTTGTGTTCCTGTGCTTGAGCTTGCAGTTCTATCACTTACACCTGCGTTTTGTAATTGTAAATTTGTTCCAGCTACTGTTCCTCTAAATAAAGATACTGGTGCATTTCTACCAGAACTACTAGAACCATCTCCAAACGTTCTACAAGCAAGACTAGCAAGAACTAAAACTTTATTAGAAGTTGATGCTGGAGTTATTGTTGCTGTTAATCCAGAAGTTGCATAAGAATCTGCAGTTTGAGTTACTCCAGTTGCATGGGAAGCATGAACTACTTGTAAAACCAGACCACCACCAGCAGCTGCAAAAGTATTATCACCTCTTAAAAAGGTAGTTCCATCTTTAGTTCCTGTAGCTGAAAGTTTAGCAAGGGTAATTGAACCATCTGCAAGTCTTGCAATATTAATAGTTCCAGTTAAATTAGCAGAGGGTATTCCACCAGTTCCAATAATATCATTATTGTTTAAATCTAAATCTCCACCAAGTTCAGGTGAGCTATCATCTACTACATTTGCTATACCAGGAGAAATACTTACCCAAGATGTTCCATTGTAAAATTTTAAATTATTATCTGTTGTATTAAAAGCCAAATCTCCCTCATCTAAAGAGGATGTAGGATCAGATGATCCAATTCTATATCTAACAGCAAAAGTATTAACATCTGTAATATTGGTAGCTGTTATATTTACATTGGCTATATCTCCAGAAACATTAGACATGGCTGTAACATTAGCTGAAGTACCAAGCAAACCCATTGCAGTAACATTTGCAGAAGTTGCTAAAATATTCATGTCTGTAACTACATCAGAAGTTGCCAGCACATTCATGTCAGTTACTACATCAGCAGTACCTAAAGTATTCATGTCTGCTACTACATCATTAGTTGCTAATACATTCATATCAGCCACTACATCGGTAGTTGCAAGAATTGCCATGTCAGCTATTACTGCGTCTGCTGCTAAAGCATTAATGGCAGTTTGCTCTGTAGAAGTTGGTTTAATAGCTTCCCAGGCATTTGCTGCTGTCCAGTTAAATATTTGAGAGCTAGTAGAATTAAAATATAAAGCACCTGTTAATAAAGCATTGCCATCATTGTCTGTAGATGGAGCAGAACTTTTAGCTCCTAAATATCTATCGTCAAAACTATCTAACGCAGCTTCGGCTGCGGCTTGTGCAGTTTCTGCATTAGTTTCTGCTGTCTCGGCATTAGTTTCAGCAGTTTCTGCTGCTGCTTGAGCTGCTTCTGCTGCTGTTTGTGCTGTCTCGGCATTAGTCTCTGATGTTGCTGCTGCTGTAGCAGAACTTGCTGCACTATAAGCATCTACTAATAATGCAAAATGATCTGTGTCTGTTAAAGTATCTCCAATAACACTATCTGCTATACAAATATAAATATTATTTAATTGACCAGCAGTTGTAGATTTAACTAAATCTCTAGTGTTGTATGCTTCTGTAGTTGTAGTTGCATCTGTACCTTTGTATGTACCTAATTCTTGTGTTACTGAAATCTCTCCACTTGCATCAAAGGCAAGGATTTTATTAGCACGATCTGTTGCACCTACAGTAAACTCTGTAGAGGTCATGGTATTAGTTCTGGATAATTTAATAGAACGATCTACTTCTTCTTGAAGTTGTTGAACATTCATAGCAGAACGATCCAATCCCTCTTCGTGGGATTCCGCAGGAAATGGATCATTAGCAATATAATCTATCGCTTGAGTTTGCGGAACTTCTCTTCTAACCAATACAGTTTGTGTAGCAGTAGGTATATTACCAGCAGTAAAAGTTATAGAACCTCCGCTAGTATCTCCTGCACCAGCTACTGTATAGTGTGTAGTTAGAGTTTTGGTAGTTTCCGTTCCTGCTGCGGAACGAATAATAACCTGTAAGTCAGAGTCTGCAAAAATCTTAAATGTGTAAGCAAATTCTGTTGTGCTTCCATTACCTGAGTATGAATTTTTAACTGTTGTGGATGATACTGTCATATTGTTCCTATATACTATTTTCCATATTGTTCAACGATCATATTATTTATATTTTTTATTATTAAAAGATTTTGAAAAGCAACTATAGATAATGCTTTACTTATATCTCTTTTTGATGGTTCAAAAGTAGGATCGTAAGCCATTCTTGATCCAGTTCTAAAACTATTTATTACATTATTTACCAAATCTACAGTAGGAATACCATCAATAAGACTAGATGACAAACTTGTATTTCGACCATAACCATAAAGATCATCTTCTGAAAATAAACTATAAGCAGTTGCTGTTACTCCTGGTATTAATGTAGACCAAGAAGAATTCATAAAACCTATTTTTGCTAGATTTTTATTAGATAATCTTTCTCTTAAAAATTTATCTCTATCACCTCTACCAAAAGAATTAATATAATTCTTTGCAGCATAAAAAGTTGAAGCTGATATTGATGAAGCTATAAATCTACTATATGTAGTAAAATCTTTTCCTCTAGTTTCAGCCAAAGTATATGCTCCATTCATTAATTGTTTTTCATAAGCACCTAAAGAAAACTGTCTAAATTGAATTAACATTCCGCCAAAATCTGTAGTAAACCATTTAGCCATCATACCAACATCATTTCTTTGAACTACTCTATCTATCCATCTTGATAAACCAATGGTATAATTAGCTCTAGTTTCAGGATTCCAATTATCTAAATTCAATTGTTCTAAATTACCATCTGTATATTTTGAATGTTTATTAACTTCTTTAGCTATTCTATTAAATTCATTTTTAGTCCAACCTAATTGTCTATATCTAATTTGATCTCCTCTATCTAACAAATCATATAATTTTGTTGTTTTATGTTTTTTAGCAAGAAATGTAATATTGTCTGAAATTGCGGTAGCTAATGCTTTTGCTCCCCATACTTGAGAAAGCATAGTCATTGGATTTAATAAAGATAAATCAGCAACAACTCTTTTTAATTTATTAGCTTTAAGTTCTGCCACATCACCAATAGAACCAGTTTGACCCATAGGTAAATCCATATCATTGTCTATTCTTCCAGCAGGTGTGTGCATCCATTTATCTAAACCAAGAGGAGCGCCATTAGATTGTAATTCTCTTAAAAGGGGATCTTTAAAAGCATATCTACCTGCTTGTAATCTTGACATAATATCACCGAAATCTGGCATAGCTTTCATTGATGTAACTAATCCTGCTTCTGCAATAGTTTGACCTAATTCAGCACCTTGAGCAAAACCAACTTGACCAAATAATCTTAAAAAGTTATAGTCCCCCATTAATCTTACCACTCTTCTAAATTTTAATGATTTTGAATCAAGTTTTTCTAAAGGATTAGCTCTACCTAATATTCCAGAGGTCATTACTTTCATTGCAAGAATATGCTCTTCGTAATCTGTATATGTTCTACTGTCTGTTGCTCTTTTTGCAACACCTTTAAAAAAATCATCAAGTTCTTTATTATTATTAAAATTACCAAATCTGGCTAAAGCTGCTTGACCTAATACTTGATTATTATATCTTTCAAGAACTGTACTAGCATTTCTATCTGTTAAATCTTTTAATGAAAATGATTTTACTTCTCCAGTTTTTTGAGAAATTAAATCTATTCTAGCATTAATATCAAATGGCAATCTAGTTTTAGCATTAGGATCTTTTGTGTCAGTAGTTCTTTTTTTTTTTATTTTATCTACAATTAAATCTATTTGACCTTCATCTAAATCTATATCTCTTAAAATATCTCTCATACCAGCTTCATCTGTTCC